TAAGAAGCTTGCCATATTTGTCACTGTCAGCGACAGGACCCTGCCCTTTAACAGCACCAGGACGTTGAGGACCTGATTTCTTTTCTTTTTGGTAATCAGCAATGGCGGCCATCAAACCTTTACCACCTGCCTTTTTAGAGTAGTTTTTCTTTTTANCCATTGATGTGATTAAGAATGAGTTGTTTACGTTCGGGATGCAAGCCAAATCTAGCTAGCATCCAATCTTCCCAGTTTCTACTTCCTTTACTCTGATTGCAACATCGACACGCCGGTACGCAGTTGCTAGATATTGTTTCACCTCCACGAGATCGCGGATGAACGTGGTCAATAGTAAGTTCATTAAAATCATAAGTTTCTCCACAATAAACACATGTACAGTTAAAGCNNTCTTTGATAGCTCGCCTCCAAAGACGAGTTGCTTCAGAGGATNTCATGGTTATTAGGTTTGCTATGTAGTAATCAGGGTTAGGAAGTAAAGGCGTCATTTACGAGAGTTAGTTTTCTTAGCTCCTTTCTGTCGGTTCTTCTTTCGAGGAACACATTGAAGGTTAGTTCTATTGTTGTTCCTGGCATTGTTGTCTTTGTGATCAACTTCTTTACCAGGACCACATTTCATAGAACGTTTAGCTCTAGCTCTTGAGGCGTCTTTGTCTTTGTTTTTTCGACGGTAAGCTTTGAGATACTCCCGTCGCTGTGCGTATTCTCTTTTGTGGTTACGTTTTCTTGCCATACAATCTCCGTTGAACCAATTCAGGATCAATCTTAGGNATGACTGTAGCAAGCTTGTCTAAAGGATTACCTTCATACGCAACACCAGAGATATCATTGGCTTTAAGCCAGTCACAAGCTGCCTTGAGGTCTTGAGTAGATGCCTCTCCAGCTTTAATACGAGAGAGAAATTCTTTAGTCACAAGGTTATGGAGCTCATTAAACTGGTTCTCAGTTGCTTTCTTCATAAGCTGCTATAGGTATAACATCCGAGCACATNTGNGCGACTCGGGTACCGGGTCTGATCATAAACCCGTTCTTTTGGATCTCAGAACATTTTAATGCTCTGGTCAACTCATAATCCAACTTCATCTTGTCTTCATGCTGACGGGCAATAGACTTGCACAATTCAGTCAGACCACCATCCAATGGCACTGCAAAGCCTACCTGAAATCCCCAGTTAGCGGTAGTGACTCTGCTTTCATGATCATAAGGCGTGGTGTTATTTCCCATAACAAACGGTGTCAGCGTCATGGTACTCCCATTACAGGAGTTGTTAGGAAACATGTATTGTCTAGACGGTGCACCATTGTTTTGGATCTGCACCGCTTGGTTAGTAACATTACCTGTAGCCGCAGCAACAGGGTTCGATGAGTTATGAACCTCAGGTTCNGCATTTACTGGGAGAATACAGACAAAGAGGTAGTAGTAGATGATAAATCTATATCCCTTGTTATGTCTATTGTTTCGATTACTCCAGCCGCTCTGACTGTTACCTCGTACTGAAAGTTGGTTGCACCGTCGTTTACAGTAAAGCTTGATAGATCTGAGGATGGAGTTACATTTGTTCCAGACCATGAGGATGTGGCTCCTCCATAAATTTCATGAGCAATAGTTTCAGTAACTTCCTGAGTAATTGTTGTTGTCGATTGCATNCTGCCCTGTGTGAAATTAGGAGTCACAGACTGGGCAGATACTGCGGTAGGCAGTAGTAATAAAAGCAGTAATAGCTTCATTGTTTTTTCTCTCGTTCAATGGCAAAGGTAGCGAGCGTTCCACTAAGGATCGAGGCTACATAAGTCGGGTCCATCTTTTCCATCTTACCCATATAGGAGGCTGTCAGCAAGGCNGCAGTCCAAGCTAAGATTAGGAATCGGATGAGGTATCCGAGCTTGTCTTTTTCTTTGTTAGGCGAGTCCATACTTGTTTGACAATGGGNTTCATTAAATCAACAAGACGTTTAAAAATAGCCGTAGCAGTTAGTGTGGCAGCTACGGAGACAACAGCAGTAGTTCCAGCAGTAACTAATATCTCATTAGTTGGTAGTGGGACATCAACATCTGTGCCAGGCAGAGTTATCTGTCTTATCTCAGGTGGTTTAATTGTAGGTTTAATTGTTTCTGGTGTGACATCATTCACACCTCCTTTAACACCAGGTGGTGCTCTAAGGTCACTAGGCGGGACCACTAAAGGTGTGTACCTAGGTATGTCTGCACTAGGCAGCTCTAACGTAGGTACAGGCATCTTTGGAGCATTAGGAAGGGCTAGACGTGGTAGGTCAAGTCTAGGAAATTCCATCACTCACTCAAATAATAAGTGTTGGAATCAATTTCAGTTGGCCAAGATACATCAGCCACACTGGTAGCAGCACTAAAATCACTTGCTGCAAGAAGTGCAGTACAGTAAGTATGAGAAGCCGCACGGATCTGTTGGCGATAAGTAGACACAGCAGAAGGAACAGCACCATCAGAATTAGACGGTCCTAGTTCAAAATACCGAATCATGTACCAGTCAGTTTNTTGNAGCAGTCTGTTAGCTTCACGCTTGATGTCAGCTACTTGCTCAATTTGAATTGTAGCTAAATCCTTTGCTGTAGATGCATAGGTATTAGTTGAACGATCTAAGTCACCAAGTACATAGTATCGTTNGTCAATACTTGCCAAGCTAACGGCACGGCTAGCATAAGCAGCCTGCATCGAGTCAAAGAANTTGCTATAAAGTTGGACTTCACTTTCAGCAGAAAGGATTTGATTGACAGTACCATCATTAAATTCAATATGACCTGAAGTATCTTGCCATTGAACAGCGTGCATATTGCCTTGTGTCAATGACCAATCTTCAGCATCAACTTCATAAATAACACCGTCTTTTNNGATTATCTTGTCNTCAAAGACAACGGTTAGTTTCATTGTGTTCCGGTTATTAAAGGTGTAACGATCATGTTCGCTGCTGCTTTGAGTAGCTCTTGATCTGAATGATGTGCTTTAACCATTTCATTTCGGAATGATTCAGTAGCTGCACCNGTCNNCCNTTGCNNCTGACTNTTTTCAATCANCAGCATTGGNAGAAAGGCAACTACACAGCCAGGTTCATCAACCTCGGCTCCAGTATTAGGGTTAGNACCACGTATTGTTGTATGCCAAGCACATTTAGCACCAATACATTTCTTTTTAATGAGTGGACAAAAGGTCATTAGTCTCGTGAGGCAATAATTACGTCAATAAATTCAACTTCCAGATCAAAATCAACACTACCGCCAGTAATGGAGTGGGTGTGTGATTGGTTGCTACCAGCAGCGCCAGTAGCTCCACCAGGAGCCGCAGCGCTTCCGCTATCACCCTGCACTGAACCTCTGGGTGTGGCAGCATTAGAGTGGGTATGACTAGCCAACTGAGCAACTGTAAGAGTTGTGCCACCAACCGTTGCTCCACTTAGGGAACCAGACTTATCACTAAATGCAGTTGTGAAATCAACGGAACCACCAGTACTACCACCACCACCACTAACGACACGTAGTGCTTTGTTGTTTTGAGTAGTGACCTGTGTAAAGCCAGTAGGAGCAGAAGCCTGAAAGAACAACATGACAGTCCCTGATGGGAAGTCAAATCCAGATGTAGGAGTTATCCAAACCATTGCATCATTGCTGCCATTCATTGACAACACACGGCTGGCGGCTTGATTGGAAGCATCCAATTTATCAGCAGTTACTGCATCGTCTTCAATCATGCCTTCACTAATTTGTACTGCTGTTGGAGCAGCATCAGCACCAGAACTATTACCTAAAACACGGTTATCAGCAATTTCTGCCAGTTGAACGTCATCAGCATTAACAGTGATACCTGTACCAGCACCAACTGTAAGAGTTCGAGTAGTGTTACCAGATTGGTTTGCTGTGGCGTTATCGCCAGCAGCTGTCAAACCATTGCCAGCATTGACATTGATCTGGCCATCGTTAGCAGCAGCAACAGTTCCAGCAATATTTAATTCTGTAGCTGACGTACGGGTAACAGTAATGTTAGTGCCACCAGTTATAGTGACATCGTCGTCAGTACCATCACTACCAGCTAATCTAATATCTGTAGTACTATCAGGAACAGTTAAATCGTAAGTAGTGTTTGTGTCTGTGCCAGGAATGTTGATGGTCTTTGTAGACCCAGTACCACTGGCAGTTACACCAGCACCAGTAAAGTCTAGCGTAGTAGCGGCAGTAGTTAATTCAGTACCATCGTTTTGAATTGTAATACCGGTTGGACCAC